TTTTGAAGAGTTTCACTTCCTATTTCTTTACCGTGTTTTTTTGGAATAAGCATTTTATATTATTTTAAATATTATAGTCCTGTGGTAATAACTCTATAAGTAGTGATAGCACGAATAACTCCTGCTGCTGTACCTGGTTGAGTTACTGCTGTTGATGCTAAATTGATATTAGTATTTACTCCTAATACGTGGTCTGTAGTTAAAGCATTCATACTAATAACTGTGTCACCTGCTTTAGTAATTAAATCTGCAGTTGCTACTGCTCCTGAAACTGCTACTGAGTTTTGAAAAACTGTTAAGTCATCTCCTGCACCTCCTGTATAAGCCGCTGTATCATAATCATAAATTAATATAGTACTTATGTGTTGAAGAGCAAATCCTGCTCCTGGAGCTGCAACTAATTCAGCACCACCTGCGTGACCTAAATCACCTGCTGCAGTTCCAACAATCTCTGTTGCTGTTAATGTTACAGTAGAAGTTAAAGGTGCTCCTATATTACCAATTTGCATTCCATTACGAAGAGCGTTGTTTAATACAGTATCTGCTAATACCCCTGTTATATCTGCACTTGCATCATCCATCATTGTATGGACTAACCCAGTTTCATCTTTAAATGCTAGCTGATTTGCACGAGTTTTATCTTGATAAACAGTTACTCCTTGTTCTGTTCCTGTAGATGCTTGTAGATCTGAAGGATTTAATTTTCTTATTTTCATTATTTTAAGTTTTAATATTTATTATATAAAGTTTGTAATATTGATTGTATGCATGTATAAGTTATCGCGTTGTAAAGTACTGTGTCTGCATCAATATCTCTGGGGTTATAGCTATTTAAAACAATTAATCCATGTCTAAAGATACTTAATTTATCTAACATTTCTTGTGTAGCTACTCCGTAAATTAAATGACTGTTGTATTTCTCTACTAAACAAGAGTACTTACATTGTAAATCCCATACCTTTAATTTAAAGCATACTTCAGAATCTGTAGTATAAGCAGTATATGCACTGATATCAATATAATTAAATTGAAAATCATTAGTTATATCTCCTGCGTCTAAATCGTTATATGTTATTTCATTACTCATTATAATAATGCTATTGCCGCAATTATTTGTGCTTCTGTTACAGAATCTCCTAATGGATAACTAAATGTAAATGGAACGATAAACCCTCCAAAATGCCCTACATCTAAGCCATCAAATGTTGCGGGATAAGTTCCTACTGAAGGAGCTATTACTCTATCATCATCGTCTGCGTTAATATCTAATCTTACAGTTGCTATAATATTTGCAGTAGGTGTTCCAATTCCAGGAGCACCTGAAGTAGCATCTAAAGTAACTGTTTCTCCATCAACATATCCAGTACCTGCAGCAGTTTGAGTTATTGAGACTATTTTACTAGCATCTACTACAACTGTAAAAATTAATCCTGTTCCTCCTGTAATATCGGAAGTAGTAGTAACTCCTGTGTGACTTCCATCCGTATATCCATCTCCTGAATCTACTATTTCGTAACTTCTAGTTCCTGTAGTATATTGTTGTTTATAATTAGTATAATCTATAGCCTTTTCTCCTATATCAACATTCATAATTTGCATATGAAGTGGAGAGTTATATGCAGGAGTTCCCCCAGAAGCAGAATCTAAAGCATCTAAGAAACTAGTTACATATAATTTTCCTGTTGTTCTAAATAGAACGGCATTAGCGATAGTAGTTAAATTAAGATCCCTAGCAGTTCCTGTACTTTGAACAGCCCTTGCTATAATTTCTATTTCATCTATAAAATAATCAACAGTTGGTTGTAAATCTGCAGGAATAATAGGATTTTGACTCTCTATTGCTCCTGTTGCGGAATTTACTGTATATCCTCCTGTTGCTGCTGTACAAGTTGTAACTTTATCAGCATGAGTAGTAGAGTATGTGGCTGCATCTGTAATTAATGTTCCTGGTGTTCCTGGAGCAGCTAATGGAATTAAGATTCTTCCCGCAATGTAAACGTGCTTACCTACAACTCTTAATTGTGGGTGTGTCCAATTTGTAAATGCAGGTAATCCTGTTGTTCCATTATAGTTACTTATAGTTTGCCACCCACTATCATAAAGATCTGCACCTGCTGCCCCATCTGCTCCATTAGTAGCAAAACTAAGAATTATTGGATCAGCATTCGTAAAGGTTCCGTTTGAGGAAACATGCGTTAGCGTTATATCGTGTTCTGATCCTAAATCTGAAGTAGCAGTTACTGTTCCTAACCAAAATACATTTGAATCGCTTTTTTTAGCTATTCTAATTAAACCAAAGTCCCCACTATTATTAAATTGTGATAAAAACCCTGCTAAATTTGTAGAGTCAGCGTTTGTTTCATTGACCCACATTCCTGTTACAGAAGCTAGAGTTGCATTATCAAATCTTAATTGTGTTACAGCTGTTCCTAGTGTAGTACCATTATCGAATACCCATTCACTAGAAAACCCTCCATAAGCACCATCATCACCTGCAGCTCCGTCTGCACCGTTAGTTACAACAAATGTATCTGTAGTAGCATCTGTATATGTAATTAAGTAAGTATCTGTAGTACCTTGTGTACCTACAGGACTTGCTCCTGAATTACTTTGCCAAGCGATAGTATCTATTCCGTTACCATCTGCTCCTCTAAATAATGTTATTCCACTGCAATCTGGACAACTCATAATTTTATATTATTAACATCCACTACAACTAGTATTGCAATCTAAGAAGGTTGCACATATAGTAGCAGCGGTAGTGATTAAAGTATTTACTCTAGCAAATTCTCCACAAGAGAATGCTGAATTTATTCCGTATAAGAATACTTCTAGTTGACTAAGTATTCCTTTATATTCTTCTAATTTTTTAGCGTCACATTCAGTGACTAATTTAACTCGTAATTTATTCATACAAGTCTCTAAACTGCATGTAAATAATACGTGTTGGGTAGAATTAGTAAGTGTATTAACTAAATACACTAATTCGAAGATTCCATCTCCTTGTGTCCATACATGATCCTCTACTGCTAAAAATGATCCTGGTGTAGGAGTACCTGCTACAGCTGCGTAAACATCAGTAACACCATCATACAATGTGATAGTGTCTAAGAGTGTTACTCCTGTGTAATCATATACTTTAAGATTTGCTACTGTTATAGAAGTAGTATCTATATTAGGTGCTCCCCATCCTCCTGGGTTAATAACAGCTATATAAGGACTTGTCTCCTCGTAAATATTTACTCTATTGCAAAGACTTTCGAGACAGATATTAATTTTTGGTATTAACGCCATGAGTTATTAATTTGATACAATCAAAAGTACTAAAAAAGTTTAAAAAAGTAGCCTGTCATGACAGCAAATTGTAAGACAGGCTACTGAGGTAGGGGAGAGAACCCTATTTAATTATTTATTCATATCTGTAGAAGCAATTCCTACTAAATCTCCAATAACATCTGCAACTTCTCCTGAAGCATTTGTTGCTGGTAATACAGAATCTCCATCCAATTCACAGTAAATTAATACTGTTCCTTTAGCTCCAGACTGTCCAACTAAACCTGTAATAGTTTCTGTCCAACTAATAGACATTACTGAGTACTCTGCACATTCTGAGGCAACTTGCTCTCGGTTTGCTGAAGGAATAGCCAACATTTCGTTTTGTCCTTCGAATCCCCAAGTCATATACTCATCTAATTGAGCTTGTGCTCCCATTCCTGTTCCTGTAAGTGCTCCTTGCGTAGCAGTAACTAGAATAGTTGTGTCCGAGAAAGATGCACTAAATCTGTTTACGAAATAGTTTCTGTAAGTATTAACATTGAAGTCTGCTTTTTTACCTGTAAGTTTGATACCGTAATTAGTTACAGTTGCAATACCTGTGTTAGTAGCTGGAGCAGTTCCATCAAAGAAATAACTAGTTGGTCCTTCATACGCAGTAGTTAAAGTAAATGTAGCTGCTGCTGCTGTTGTAGCTGCAACTTTATACTTAACTTCATTTGCATCACCAGTAGCGATAGCTAAAGTTGTAATCTCTGTCCATGCTGAATCATCATTAGTAAAAAGAACTAATGGAAGTCCTGTAGTACAAGGTTTCAATGTAATTGTTACAGTAGCTGAAGAAACTGATGCTGAAGCTTGAGTTCCTGCATTAATCGCAACTGCAATAGCCGTAGCGTTAGCCCCAGCAGTAGTTGTATCTGCAACATCGTAAGATGTTTCACCAATGTAAATCATGTGACGACCCGCACTTGAACCAAGAGCAACTGCGTCAAATGTAAATGATGTACCTCCTGAAGAAGGAACATTTACAATATCGCCTATAGTTACAGTAGCTGTTGATGCTGAAAAATCATCTGTAGCATCTGCTACTTTAATCCATACACTTACTTCTTTAGAACCATTAGTAAATTTACTAATAGTAGAAGTTCCTGTGATAGCAGCAACTGTACCATCACCTACTACTTCTCCCTTAAGGTAGTTATTAGCAGGCTCGTCCTCCATATTCTTATTAAGGTTATGTACTAATCCAAATGCTAATTCTTCTTGTGTTCCAGAAGCATCAGTTTTGAACTGTCCAAATAAGCTTTGAGGCTGTGATCTATTTGCAGCATCATTATCATTCTTACGAACTTTAACAAAATAAGAAGTATCATTAGCTGTTGGCAAAGAACCTGTAGTTCCATTATAACCAATCATTGTTACTTGTTGTCTTGAGATAACGTGTTGCTGTGCTTTAATAGAAAGTTGTCCTAATGTAAGTGCTTCGGATTTTAAAAGTGGCTTAGAAGCCCCTAATCCTTGTACAATAAGAAATTTTTCTCCATTAGCCATAGCTGTAAGATCTGATCCTGAAGTAGAGTCATCTAATCTTCGTAATCCTAAATCAGTTACTACGATTGCTCCATTTGGTAAGTTGGCACTTGTGATTACAGTTCCTGCAGCAGGTAATGCTGAAGTAAGACTGTTATCTCCAATTAGAGCCATAAACTTGTTGTCATTTTTTCTAAACATTTTTGTTTAATTTAAATTATTACTATTTGTTATTTATTATTCTAAATCTCTAAGAGATTCTATATTACTTATTTCTTGTTCTTTAACTCTATTCATCATCAGACTTTTAGCTATGTCTATAATTACACGATGAGTAGATTCGTCTAAGATACAATTTCTTTGGTTTGTTGGAGTACTTTGGTCAACAATAATTCCTTTTGGCTGTTTTAAATAGCTAATGGAATACGTTGACACTGCAAAATCATCTCCTGATACTAATTGATGTCTCTTGTCTGTTGCTGGAGTAGAAGGGTCGTATCCATCCTCTATTCTAGAAAATACTAGTCTCCATACTAAAGCATCTCCGTGTGATTTGTAAAAAGGCTTCTTATATTTATTCTTACGAAGTCTTGTTATCTCATCATGTGCTATAACTTTAATATCTGCAGTTATCAGAGTAGTAATTCCTGTGAGAGCCTCTAATTCTGTACCACATTGATTTTTATTTATTGTAGCATCTTCATGTAGACAATACATAAAATCTTCTGGTAAATCAAAGAACTGTCCATTAGTAAGTACACCTACTTGTGAAGTAGACAGTGGAAGAAGTGCTCCTCGTTGAATGAGGGCACTTAATCCCTGACTTCTTATTTCTGTTTCCTCAAGGCTTTCACCTTTTCGGTTATTCTTCTTATCAATGAACTTCTTGACATATAAACGTTCAGCTTTAGTAAGGATAGAAGTTAATTCAAGATCTTCATATCCAGGAGAACCATTACTAGATGATCTATCTAGTTCTAATTCTAATTCTACAGCCATTTCGTTTGCAGTCATTTAACTTATTTTTTATTAGCGTTAGCCATTTCTATTTTAGCCTTTATTCTAGCTTTTACCTCTTGTCGTTCAGGATCTGAAAGATAACTGATTGTAGAGTTTAAATCTCCAAGTTCTGCTCCTCCATCTAAGATGTATCGTTTGTCATTCATCTTTTTAATAGCGCCTGCATCAACTGCCTCTTGTACAAAGATTCTTGCTTTATATAAAGGATCATTTAACATTGCTAAAAATGTAGCAGGATCATTTTCCAATACTGTAAGAATTTCTCCTTTTAACCAATCGTCAGTATGTTTGATAGGAATTACTCTACCTAATGATTTGATAAATCCTATCATTGCATCCTTACTAGAGGTAACTTCTGCGTATTTAGAAAAAGCATTTGCTTTCAATGATGCTTCTTCAACTCGTTTAGAAGTGATTCTTCCTTGCTCTACGATCATGAATTCAAACGTTGCTTTCAATAAACGATCTTCATAAGAAGGCGCTACTAACATTCTATTCGAGAGTAAAATTTTATACCTTAATAAATCCATTGTAACGTTTAGATTTAGAGTTAACCCTTTTTTAGTAATGGTTACTCTTCCTCTTTTATCCGTTCTCCAAAAGTTTGTATCTTTTGGCAATGCTGGATTAAGATTAATATTCAACTCTTTTTCAAAGAACTCTTGTTCTGTCATTCCCTCTGGATGACTAACTATATACTTCTTAATAAGTACTCTGTTAATGTCATCTAGAATTATCTTTATTCCTCCCCCTTTGCTCTCGCTATTAAGAGGCACTTGAAAACTTCGCTTCACCTTTGCATAAAGATGCGGCTCTTTTTTCATTTCTTGTCCTTTAACTAATAGAGTAGACCATTTACCATTCGATTCTACAGGCTTAACGTCTACTACTCTATCTTGTCCAAAAGTTCCATATATAATTGGCTCTTTTGTCATCACTTTGCTGTCATTTTCCATTTTAATTTTTTATTTAAGTTTCTCTCCTTTGTTAAAATATCTCCCCCACTAAGTATAGTGAGGGAGTATTTATATTCAATTTATCGTTCTACTAATAATCTCAAGTCAACAACCTTAGTTGGATCTTCGATCATCATACCACCCCACTTCTGCAAGTGAACTTCGTAACCATCAATAGCAGAAGCCATCATTTTTGGTTTACCTTGTCCTCCTGGAGAGAATGGATCACGCATTCCCGCGATGTATCCCCAATTGTAATCAGGAACTCCTTTAGGCTTGATTCTGTAGATACCTGCATCTTCACCGTAATCAAGTGCAAGAATTCTGTGAGATTCAACAAGACCTAATCCATCTGGGTGACGTTGTGGGAAGTAAGTATCATCATCTAAGAAATCCAAGATCTCTACTTTGATAACTACTCCGTTGTACCACTCATAGATGTTGTACTGAGGCTCCATTGCAGACTTAGTGTTCTTACCACCAAGGTTTCCTGCAGCAGAATTTCCTGTAAGGAACTTATCAGATACAATAGTAATGTTCTGACCTGATTTAGCTTGGATTTGCTTAGAGATTTCAATAGCTCCAAATTCACCTGTTAACAAGTGGATTGTACGCTTACCTCTATCCATTTTTCCAATACCCATATCAAGTAGCAACTCAAGATGCCAATCTAAATCGTAGCTATTATAGTAGTGTACGTTTGAAGGAGCAATTTGCTCGAAGAAACCTGCACCTGACTCGATAGCATATTTAGTCTTATCATCTTTGTTTAAGTACTTGTGATCACTTGTCCAGTTACGCTTACCATACATCAACATACGTGCGAACATTTCCTCACATTGGTGATGGGCAACCATATCTTGATAATTGATCCACAACTTCTCTTCTGTTCCTTTGTAGTTGAAACCAAACTCTAAAGGCTCATTTCCACCTTTATTGATTGTGTTACCTGCTACTTTGTACTCCATACGTAATGTAGAAGGACGATTTTCCATTCTCCAAGGAGAAGTGAAATAAGGCTCTGCTCCTTGATAAGAAAGAGTAGATGGTGAAAGAGAATAGAATTTAGACCATCGAGTTCCAACTGCTAATTCCTCAGAAGGAACAGTCATTGTTGGGTTCGAAGTAACTAATTCAACCTCATATTTGTAACGAGATCCTGCTTCTTCCATTTTCTTAACAAGTAAATGGTAATCATCAGTTTCTCCACGAAGTACATTTGATTCCTCAAATAATGCTTCATCGAATATTAAATAAAAACGCTGTCCGTTAGCTCCTATGTTTGCAGGGAATGTACCCGCAGAAATAGAAGATCCATCAATGGTCTCAGCATCTGATAGAGGAAGGTTTTTGTCATGCTGACCTTGTAGCATCCAGTTGTAAAATCCATTTTCTTGCTCCACCTCTTTTACAGGGAAACGGTCTACGAATTCACGTAATTTACCTTGAAGATTAGTCTTGTAGATCTCTTTGATCACAGTGCTGATTAATTCAGGCTTTTGCATATAAAGCGCATGAAAATGATTGTCTGTTACCAAACCATTATAATCTTGTGCTTCATACTTTTGTAAAGGAAGTAATTGTCCCATTTGTTATTTTGTTTTTGATTGTTTAACGAAAATTATTAATATCTTTTATTTCTTTCTAGTTTTTTGTCCTGTTGCTCTCTCGAAGAATTCTACTAATCCTGCTGTCTTATCAGTCATATCAGCTGAGAACCCTCTTCCTGTTCCTCTTTCTGCTTCTGACGAGAGTACCTTATCTAGTTCACTCACAGCTTGCGTTTTTGCTACTCCTTTTAATTTAGAGATATCAGGCTTAAAATTACCTTCTTTATCTAAATCAAATAAACCAATAGTATCTAAATAGTTTACCATTAATTCAAATCCTGCGGGGTTTCTCATTTGCTTATACATTAAGCTAGTGTAAGCTTTTCCAGCTTCGTCCGTATATACAGGAGTAGTTATATTGTTCTTTAATTTTTCTTTACTTGTTTTATTTAAAGGCATTCCAGGTATAAAGGCTTCCTTTTCTTCTACTGACTTCATCAGATTGTCAAAGCTTTCTTTATACTTAGTAGCGTTAGCTGTCTTCTCACTTTCCTTTGCTGCTCTAGATGTTTCCACAATAGCTGCAGTATCTTTAGTAAGATCGGGTAAGAACTTTAGTGCTTTTTCAGCTACCTTATCCATTGCCTCTGCTTCTGTTACTTCCTCTGCTGCATTAGCATCAGAGAATCCTTTTGATTTTAAATAATCAAAGTAAATATTTTTGGCTAAATTAACATCTGCTACAATGTCTTCTTTAGTCACATTTTCAAAGAACTCTAATCGTTGTGCCGTTTCAATGGCTTTATCTGTATCTGTAAAAGCATCTTCGATTTCTAAGAACTTTTTCTTAGCACCTGTGAAATTGCTTTTCCAAGCATCTTCTTTTACTTTTAACGTATCATCTAATGTGCTACTCATTAATTTCTTAAGAGTATCTGCACTAGCATCTTTTAATAACTCCTCTAGTTCTGCTTCCTCTTTAGGATTTAGAACTCCTTCTTTTATCATATCCTTGATAATAGCAGCATACTTGTTATTAGATGCTGGTGGAGTATCGTCTCCAGAAGGTTCTCCAGAAGGCTTCTCCTTTCCTTCTTCTAGTTCACCTTCTTCACTCTCTTCTTTAGTTCCTATAGGAGAAATTGTTAATCCTTCTTCCCCATCTCCTGTTAGATTACTCTCTTCTCCATCAGTTGATTCTGAACTTTCTCCGCTGATTGTTCTCTCTAAATCTTGCGGTGAGGTAATCGTAATTCCCTCAAATAAATTTTCTTTACTCATTTTTGCTGTCTTTAATTAATACAATATTAAAATTATTTTTATAGAATACAACTAACTTTTATGTTTTAATTTTTTATAGTTCTATAGCTTTATATTACTTTGCTGTACTTGTGTTGCTCTTTGCAATCTGTTTTCTCTTCAATTCTTCATTTGCTATATTTGATCGTTTAGATTCTTCTAAGTCTTCCTTTTTAAGATTTATTTGTTGATTCTTATGATTCTCATCTATATCTGCTCTACGTAAATCTAATTCATCGGCTATGCCATTACCATCAGAATCTGCTCGCAGACCCTCCCTATGGTTATTATGCATTTCTCCGTGGATAGCTAATCTTTCTTTAGAATCAATTTCAGCATATTTTACTTTACGATCTTCTGCTTTATTGAAGTCATCTCTTTCAGCTATCTTCTCATTAGCTTGGATATCCATTTGACGCATCTTCTCGTTACTTTGTTCTGCCTGGGCTTGCTGTTGTTTTTGTTCCTCTGCAATTCTCTCAGAAGAATCCCTAAGCTTACGTCCAATTTCTTGTACAGATTCAGATTGTGCAATAGTAATGAGGTCCTCGATTCTAGCTTGCCCTGTTTGTATAGCCGCTTGAGAAAGTCCCTTAATCTCATTGTATAGTTGAGTATCTTCTCCTGAATTAGAAATATGTATGTCCATTTCAGATGCACAAAACTCATCAAATTGAGTAATCATTTCTTGACCCATATCATCTAATAAATACTGTCCCTTTTTAGGATTAGCTTTATAAGCATACTTACAACATTCTAAGAACTTAGTAAGAGCTCGCTTACGGAAGTTAGCATCTATTGCAAACCATTTCTCAGTAATATGGGATGTCTGCGCTACTTCACGTTCTACATTCCCTACTGCCTCACGATTTTGTATCTGCCCTTCTCTTGCTCCAGATACTCCTGCAATTTTACCAAGAGTATTCTCGATATCAAGGAGTAGGTCAGTGTACATTCGTATTGCACTAGGATCTCCTATTTGTACATTAGTAGCTGTTACAGTATTATATGCTCCTGCAGACTTTCCTTGCGAAGGTCCTTTAAGTATTTCATTTGTTGGGTCTAACCATGCTATCTTATTAATAGTAGCATATCGTAGCCATTCTTTTGGATCCCAACCTGATGGAACCATTGATGCATTGATTGCAGCAAAGTTTCCTTTATACGTAGCTATCTCTAGTTCTCGCTTATAATAAGCAATGTCATACGAATAAGTAAGAGGTTTCATAACATCTGTAAGAGATTGTACTTTATAATCGTTAGTACTATTAGTAGAACCTACATAAGGAGGAGTTCCCTTAGATCTATTAACTAAAGATTTACCTGCAGCAGGCAAAGGTCTCATATCTAAATAGATGTCATCTCCTATTTTAGTTGCCTCCAACCATTCGTTTACCCATTTCCATTCTACTTCTTCTCCTAGATCTTTCTTTGGAATATATAATTCATCTACATAATCATATTGCTCTTCTCCGTCCTGGTCATAATACTTACGCTTACCTATCTTTCTACGGGATTTCCAACATGCTTTAAGAACTCTTACTTTACCTTTAGTATCAAAAGCTCCTCCAAATGTTCTAGTTCCAATAGTACTAGGGTGGAATATCTGAAGAGCATCCTCAGAACCATAGCGATCCATTACACCTATATCTCTATTTAATCCAAATCCTCCTGAAGAGTTAGTTGCAGTAGAACCTGTTTCTAAAAATTCTACGTCTGCATCTGTTAGTTTATCCCAATAATCATCTACTACATTTCCTACGGACACATAATCAAATTCAAAGATAATATCAGAATCTTCCGTCCTCATAGAATTACCTCCAAAGGTAGATAGTCCCATAGAGTTTACTCTTCGGATAACTGGCTCTCCTCCTAATACTCCACAATAAACTATCTGCTCTCCTCCTACTAATAGGTCCTCGAAAGTAGTAAGGAATGTGAAGTCTACGTTTTGTTGTTTGTATTCTCGTTTAAGGATTTTGTTTGCAGTAATCTCTGCTATGTCTTGATGATCGTATTTCTCATACTTCTTAAACTCTGCTAATTTCTTTTGAACTTCTTCTTCACTTATGGACTTATTCATTATAAGCTCTGTAACTAAAGTGTCTAGTTCTTTTTTAAGAGAGTCTTCTTTTCTAGAGATTCCTTCTTGATCGTTAGCGGATAAGAATGCTCTATATTCTTTGCGTCTCTTTGAGTATTCACCTATTAAAAGGTTAAGCTTGCTATTCTCTATTCCTACGTGTTGAAATGTTGCAGGAAGACTGTCTAGATCTAAATTATCAGGGTTAATGAATTTCTTGAAATCTTTAACATCAATTTTATTAGCTCTTAAATCGTAGTTAGTTTTCTTATTCTTAAAACTAGCTCTTAGGTTTTGGTCTCCGATTAGAATATTCTCTACAAAATCTATATTCTTTTTATACCATGCTTTGTTCTTCTTTGCATCTGATAATTTCTGTCTGGGAAAATTAATAAACCCTTGCATTTTTAATGATGAACTTTGTCCCATAAGATATTATAGTTTAAAAAACAAATTTAGTTATAAAAAATCAATTTACAAATTACTAAAATTAATCGAGTAATCCCCGTTTAAGATTTCTAGAATCTTTTTCACTCTTTAAAACTCCCATTTCTTTAAAGTATGGATTGTCTAGAAATCCTCTAACCTCTTCTGTACGTTTTTCAATAGATATCCTACTTGTAGCATCGTGCCATAATAACATACCTAACGAAGATACACGGTCAAAGTTGCCATCAGGATTCCACATGATTAACTCTCGTAGTAATGCAGTAGAATAAATAGTCTCTATCACTCGTGTCTCAGATTTAGTGGATATCTTTTCTAGTAACCATGATTTAATATAATCTCTTGCAGTAGAGTTAACTGTACCTGATGCATTTATACCTTTAGACGTATTAGTTCCTATTTTATATGTATCAGAGTTTCTAAGCTGATAAGGAGTATCTGCTAGTAGATATAAACATTTATGTTGTTCAAAATGCGTAAACATCCCTGGTAAGTTTTGCTCGTACATACCCGTAGCATTATAGTATAATAGTAATTTTCTACACGTTTCATAAAAATCTTTTGGGTCTTCTGTTCTACCTGTGTACTCAGCAACAATTTGTCTTGTAAATCTATTCATTATAAATATAGATGGAAGAGAGTTTGTAGTAGACTTAGCTTTATCTACAACGTCCATTCCCCCTATATATGTTCCGTAAGGAATTACTCCTGCATCATTTCGTTGTGGTTTAACCCATATTTCAATACATCCTTCTTTAGCTTCTTGTTTACCAAGAGGGTAATTACGTATAGGATTAGCATCCTGTATAGTATCAAAATCAGGAGTATTATCGTCACGAAAGTTAATTGCTCCTTTAAATGATGACTCCATATACTTTCTGTATTTCCCTCCTTCAACTTCCCCTAGCTGATCTTTCAGATAAAGTGTAGGAAAGTAAGAACCGTCTAATACTAAAAATGCTTCAGATGGAAGCATAGGTCCGTTAATTATTTCTGTTTGATATACAGTAGGATCAGTAGATTTTTTAGCTTTCTTTCTACGGTTCTCTATTTCAAGTCTAGCAGTAGTCTCATCTGTAATTTTATTAATACCTTTCTTATGCTCGTTAAGTGTTTGCCAGTAAGGAACAAAGTATCCTATCTTTCCCCTATGTTCAAATATATCATCAAATTCTATACAGTTATAATCAGCAGGATTACGGAAGATAGATTCTGCATAGAGAGCAGCTTTACCTGAAACTAATCCTCCAGTTCCCAGTGCCCATATAACAAGGTTCTTCTTTTGTTTAGATGCCTGTGTAGCCTCAATTGCTCCCCAAGATTCCTTTATATTATACATGAAACCAATCTCATCAAGTGCTACAAAGTTTGGACGAGTACCATTAGCAGCTAGTGGGTTATCACGAAATGTTCTGTGTCTCATTACAGATCCTGTCTTAGATTCGTATTCCCTGTTAGGAACAAGAGACCCTGTAAATGTTACCATCATTGGAGATGGATAAAATTCTTCTCCTATTTTATAGGATCCCCCAAGATGTTTAAATGCTGTCTTACATTTTTTAATAAGAGGCTCAGTATATTTAGTATCAATCGCACCTATGATAGTATCAGATGCTATATAGTTCTTAGCTTTCTTACGTTCTAGATAGATATCATAATCAGTTGCTCCATCAAATAAGAAGTTGTGATTACATAATCCACTTGTTGCATACGACTTACCCCCACCCCTGGCTTGTATACTGAAGAAATGCATAGCTGAATTCTTGTATAAAGGCTTGCCTAAAGATTTACCATGATTCTTACGTAAATAATCTCGTGCATTTACATAGGTCATGGACTGTGCTTCCTTTAATGTAATACGCCCTAACTGTATAGAGAGCTCTCTTTCGGGACCATACTTCCTATCGCAGGTATGGGTCTTATCATTAGTGAATCCAGAAAATCCTCTGCATTCTTCATAATATAAAAAGAGTTCCCAATCTATATCACGTAACCAAGGTAATCCTATTGCTTGTGATACAGAGGTCTCGTCTTCAAATAATATCTTATGAAAATTAATATAGTAATATAAAGGACCAGGCATCCATTTACCTCCTACCCACGTACCCTCAATACATTGACGTTTCTGATCTCCCCAAAAAGTAATACGTTCGAAGTATTCTAATTCAGGATGATAATCAGGTATCTCTTTAAGAAGGAAATTACTATTTTCTATTATCATATTACATCATCATCTGAGATCGAAGCAATCTTCGTTCCCTTCTTGTGTGTCTTTTCTTCCTCAAAATCTTTCTTAACTCTTTTATAGTCTTCGAACATTTTAGGAGTGGCAACTAACATTTTATCTAATTTAACTAATTCATCTGTATCTCTATCTTCTGTTGCATCTTTATACATCTCTTTCAAAGATTCATCTCTCATCTTCATAATCTCATCCCAACTAACAAGTGCTTGTTCTGCTGGGCTAAATGCAGTAGCCCTATACTCTTCAATAACTCTAGTATATATTTCCCATTTAAAATCTTTATCTTTTAAAAATGATTTAGCAAGTACACTTCGTTTATCAGGGTTATTATAAAACTTAGATTCAGGATTCTCAGATAAGTGAATAGCCCACATAATTTGTGAGCTAGTAGCCTTATCCTTAGATTTATCTTTAGTGTATAAATCATTCATACCTTCTGGTATAGTTAGTTCAGGATATTCTTTCCAAAAGTTATTTTCTAAATTAATCATGTCTTCTTTTCTTTGCGTTAATAGAGTAAACTAATGCCCATTATCTTCTACGTTAATCCAGTCAATCATTCTTTTTCTTCTTATTATATTCCCAATCCTTTAAGTCTTCAAATACTTTAATTATATCTTCTGTAGTAACAGGTAAATTAGCTGGAGGAGTTTTCATTCCTATTTCTTCTAGAAATCCATTTTTCTGATGTGGTCCCATAGCTGCTAACTTTAAACAATCTTTATAATTAAGTTTCTTCATCTTTCTTCTTTTTCTCAAGACACATATTAGCATGTCTTATATTTCTTAAATTAGGAACAAACTTCCCAAAGTTGTCTATATGTATAGTTTTAAATCTCTCAATTTCATATTGCCCATCAACTCTTTTGTCTTGTTCTGATATAGTATTTGCAATTTTATCAGTAAGTAATTTCCATATCTCTTCAGCTTGTCCAATGTTAATTCCATATTCTTTGGATAGTTTTACTAAGATATCTTTTTGTCTACTCATGATATTTGAAAATCAGTTGCATCAAATTCATTATGTATAATATTATCAGTTCCATTTGCAGGTGAAGCCAAAGCTCTTTCCCCCACTGGTTCTGTAGTCTCCACAGCTTCTTCACTAACCTCTTCAACGACTTGCTTCTGCTTAGTTTTTTGTTCTACTTTCTTTTCAGTAGCATTCAATAGGCTGATCTTTATTTCAAATCCATCTTCATCGGGCTTAAATAATAACTGTGGATTAATTACATTATTTTCATCTAATATAGGACTCTCCATATAATCTTTCTTCTTTAGCCTACCAATTATACCATTAAATTGTTTTTCTTCAATCTCTAAAGCTTCTCTAATTTCCTTACGCATGTCAGTACTAAGAATAAACTTAGCCCGCTTCTCTTCAGGAAGAGCTTCATACTCATGATTCAGCTTAATCAAATCCGCAAGCACCTCACGTTCTTGTGGTGTTATGTCTAGCATAAAACCTAAGAATGCGAGAATCTGCTTGTAGATCTTGCTGTCATTTGTTTCTAATGTTATAACTGTCTGCTTCATAATTAGTCATCGTTTCTCAATGTCTCTCTTGCGGCTTCTTGCATTTTAGGATCCACATTCAAAAGCTTTCCTGTTTCATTCCAAACCATTAAAGCCGTATCCATTCCACTTGATAATACACTCATAAGTACATTGTACTCCATATTGTATTTGTCTATATTATCTGGTCTCTTAAATCTAAGTACTTGTAAGTCCCTTTCTTTGTGACCCAATTCAACTGCAGTAACAGTAAACATCCATCCCTTGAATTTCCCATCTTCTACTGCTTCACTCTTATATTTATAAGTAAGGTTAATGCCCTTCTTTGCATTTGTTCCATTAATATCTGCAAATATAATTGCTATTGTCCCTTTTAATGTAGCTACCTTTGTTCTCATATATTCGTTACTGTTATTGTTAATGTGTAGGACACCTCTTCAGTAGAGGTTGAGTACTGTATTGAAACACTTTTATTATTCTCAATACAGTACCCATTTATTTTCTCCAACAATTCTACTTCCTTTTTAAATAGAAATTCTAGATTATCCTTTTTATATGTATACTTAACTTCGGGCATCTATAATAAATACTTGAGAAGTATTCCCTTGATCAGTCAAGGTCAATTGGGCTCTCAAATCACATCCATACTTATTAAGTATTTCGTATATTTCCTTACCACATAATTTCTTAGCCTCAGCTCTAGCCTCTCTAAGCGCTTCTTCGGTTATCTCAGGTTCTGAAACGTTTGTCATCTCGACATTTTCTTTACCTACTTTTCCTTTACCTACTGTTGCTGTTTCTTTCTCTACTTTTCCCTCAGCAGCCTTTGTTGTTTTGTCTTGTACCTTTTCCATTATTTACTGTATTTATTTAATAATTCTTTTCCTTTCTTAGTATTAAAATCTAAGAACTTTACTTCATCTTCTTTAGATAGTTCAAGTATTGTAGGGACACTCCCTTTTTTGCTGTCATAAAGTAGTATACTAGCATGTTCTCTTATTTGCCAAAGCAAATCTCCTGTCATTCCTTTAGGTAATGAAGATGCATCGTATGCTACTAATGTTAATTTCTTTTCCATTATTTTATCTTAAGTTGAAAATATATCCATGTTTAATCTGTACCTACCTCTTACGTCAGTAGTTTTAATAAACCCTCTGTTCTTTAGAGAAGCTATATGAGTATCTAATGTAGGTAATGCTATTTCCAATTTGCTCATTATATATTGTTTATGTACTTTATCAGCATACCACATATAATGATCCATATCAGCTTGACGTAAAATATAGAATAGCACTTTAAAAGGTGCGTCCTTTGATTTCAATAGTATCGAATCATTAATATCTAGGTATACTGTAATCATTACTTTCTTTCTTTTTTGTCTTCTGCCCATTGCAAATATAATACATTCTATTGAGAATAGATAGTACAAAGATAAAAAACTTATTTTACTATCCAAATTAAATAGTAACTATTATTGAAAAAAGATTTTGGGTTATTCACTACTTGGTGTGGATAGATTGTTAAAATATCTCTAGGTGCTTTTTTAGACTATCACTGTAGTCATACCACTACTATTATGTACGTAGTATAGTTACTATTGCTTACGTAATAGTAGTGACCACAAGAAAACGATAGTAACTTTTTGCTAAGTGCTTGATTAGTAATGTTGTATCTCTAAAATAGGTGGTACAAATACCTATAAGGTAAACCTTTAGGTTACAGTACTACTATATTTATGTTAATGGCTCGTCTATTATGAAGCAATGGAATGTATAAATATCTCCATTGGGGGCATATGAAGTGACTAATAACATATTAGGGATTGAATCGTCAGTGTATGATATTATATCCAACTCTTTATTATATGATATTTTTTCTAAGAAGTGATCCATAGAAGTAAATATACTTAATTCTAATTTATACCCCCCTATCATTTTTTTTATTATTTTTTAAATTGCTGTGCATGTAAGAGCGTAGACCACCTAAAAACTAAACCCCTACTAAATTTGGAGAGGGGAAACCATCCCCTACAAAACCTTAACTCAAAAGAAAATTATGGGCAAGCTAGGAATTTTAAAATCCTTGGTAAAAGTTTACGGAGCTAAACTTTACGAACAAGGTGCAGTTATCCTCAATACTGCAGAAGAGGCGAAAGACATTAAGTCGCTTAGTGTTAATGGAAACAGTTTGTGTATCACAGACACTGATGATGAACAAACTTACTTCAACATAGCGCAAGCTACGATAGATGCAGGTATTGTTGATGGTCAACAGTTCAGCATTGTGGAATTCACAGCATTGAGAGATGCTAGTGGTGTTCGTGACAATGGAGATGCGTGGTCAGTAGAGGCAGGTAAGAAGAAGTATGTTGCGGTATAACAGTAGCCCTTCGGGGCTACTTCTTTTTTATCCAAGAAATGTACTAACAACACTCTTTCTCAACAGTACTCATCTAAAGAAGTACTAAACCTCATTACTTTGACTAAGTAATTGAATATGAACACGCTAGTTATACTCACATAACCTACTCAGTTATGAAAAAGAATGAAACTTATGTTGTTGCAAACGATTGTTTTG